GAAGACATGTAATCCACGAATAAAGTATAAACATCAATAATTTTATTACATATGTAGTAAAATTATATACATATATAGTATAATGTCAGACTATCCTAGAAGTGCAGGAGACACGGTTACTGAAGAGGAGCGCCAGTATCATCTGAGCGAATCGCCGGACATGGCACAGCTTCAGAAAGATTTGCGCGGGTATATCAAGATGCTTGGTGTTGCTGCCGTTGCCGCTGCTTTTGCCGCTGCCCTTGCTAATTATAAAGGCGGAACACGAAAAAGAAGCGCACGCAGAAGCAGTCGCGCAAATAAGAAGAAGAGGTCAACCCGACGACGCTAGAAAAAGGGTCACCCGCCAAAAGACAAATAGACAATAACAAATTTAGACGAATATAATTATAAAAAAAGTGTTTGTAATTATATATAAACGAATGTATAAAGGATATATTAGAGAAAATATTACAGTAGCAGCAGTTGTGTTATTTATTATTATTTTCGGAACAATTCAAATGATGAAACCAACGTGTTTTTATAATAAAGACGGAAGTATTCGCGAATTTGGTGTCGGATATAAAAATAAAACGATTTTGCCAATCTGGCTGTTATCACTAGTTTTAGGAATTATTTGTTATCTAGCCGTTATGTATTATGTATCAAAGATATAGAAAAATCCGATTAATAAAATTTAGCATCATATTCATCATAATTATCCGTTTCAGATGCTTCCCCGTATATTTCAGCGACCTTTTGTTGTTTAATGGCAAATTCTAAGACCTTCTTAGCATGTGCTTTTTGTTTCAGCTCGTGCTCCACGCGATTGTTGCCTTTCTTCGCATTTTTATCTTTCATTCTAGAGGATGTGGGGCTTGCTGTGGGAGTAACTGTAATGGGACTAATTTTATCGAGCTTTACAGTTGAGGCATCTTCAAATAATTCACGAACCAACTCCTGATCCGATTCTTCAACTAATCTGCGTTCTTCCAACTTTCGCTCTTCCATTTTCCAACAGATTGTTCGTTCTTCAATTTGTTGTAACAGTTCCGGATCAGGAACCGTTAAAATTATGTTTGTAATTCCACCACAATTTAATTTCCCCCAATCCTCCCAATCTTCAACTTCAATTTCAGTATTCATAAATATATATATCACGTATTAGGCTCTAAATTCTTTACATATAGAATAACTTAGGTGGTTATGGTATAACTAGTGCTGGTAGCAAGATTGTTTTTCTTCTTCGCAGCTTCTTCAGACGCCAAGAACTTCTGATAATTTTGCTCCATGGTTTTAGGATTCGAAACACACCCGCGAGTTGTTATCTTAAGCTGAACAAGCGCAGTTAACAAAAGGCCTGTATATGTATACCACATAGATTCACCTACATTATCTTTAGTAACCACTAATCTAAACAAGTCCTCCTTCAATTTTGCCGTGCTACCCTTTGCGTCATCCTGATACTCCGGTTTCTTCAACGGATTTAAAATTGTCCAGTAAGATTCAAAATTGGACGGGAATATTTGATTTATTAATACAGAGGTGTTTCCACATATTTTAATTATTGCGTCGGCGGCACCTTGCATGGCGTCTTTTTGCGCCTGAGTGCTTAACTGAGAATCAGCATTTATTTTCTTTTGAATATTCGGGTCAATTAATAATTCGGTTAAAACAGTATTCGCCTCACCGGAAATCCAATAATATCCCACTACATCTGAAAAGGCGGTTTTAAATCCCGGATAAACCGTTAAAATTACAACCAACACACCAAATATTAATGTCCAAGGCACAAATGTAAAAATGCCCGCCGCACCCATATTTTCAGTTATATTTCCACCACATGTTGAAGAAATGATAGAGGAGTTTACTATAAATTGAATAACCATTACTAATAATAAATAAATAGCTAAATACATATGGCTACTGCTAGTATATTCTTTTTTCTGTTCAGGATCGTTTAATATCGCAAGCGTAAGACCGGGTTTTAAAAAATAATAATACAATAATGTCGTCAGTAAAAACGTTACAATATTTAAATAAGAATTAGCCATATAGATAATATGTATAAATTAATTTATTATTTTAACTACAATTATTATGGATTTTGACGACCTTGCTAAACCATCGCTAACTGAACCTGGAGTAAAATATTTTTTACATCAAACACTTAAACAGTGTCACATTGCTAGAGATAAATTTAATAACATGGTCTTTAATATTGGTCTATTAATTGGGTTCCTGCTTATTTTAGGATTAATTCTACTTTACAAATATAAAGGTAAGTTATCGCCGGTCGAACTACAGCAAAAAAACAAGGAAAAACAGCAATATATTTTGTCGAAAATCCAGAATTTTCAGCATGCTAAACGGGCCGCACAACAAGAACTGATAACAGGACTACCTGCGTGGGAAAGCGAATACGATATGATACATTCTAAATCAACCTATTAGAAACAAACGAATTTAGAATACGCGTGCTCTAAAAAATTATAAGATATAATATATAATAATGGAGGCGTCTGCGAAAACAATACACGATGTTAAAGAAACGTTAAATGAATACTTTAAACTCAAACTACAATATGAAACACAGATTATGGCAAATAAAAAGAAGATAATGAACAACTCGACATTAAGTAACAGAGAGAAACGAGCAGAATTTCTTAAACTTAAGCCCAAATGTATCAACTGTAAACGACCTGGAGGAACTAGATTTAAAACCAGCTTTTTTAAAGAAACGGATAATGAAGAATCGTATAGACAATATAAGGCTACTTGCGGTATAATTGCGGACCCGTGCAATTTAGATATTACCGTTCAAATTGGCAAGGTAGATTTGCTACCAAATTTGTTAAATAATATACAAAATGAAATCAACGAGCGCAAAAACACCGTAATAAACGACAAAAATAAATTGTTGTTTGGGTGTATTACTACAGAAGATGCGTTGGCTAGATTCGAGACATTAAAGGATGACATTTCCTTTTACACGTCTTTTTATGAGATATATCTTGAAACTTACAATGCGATTGTTGACAATGATAAAATAAAAACCGAATTGAATACTGCCTTGTCTGATTATTATGTCCAGATCGATAGAATAAAGGATTGTATTAAGAAAATGAATGAAACAGGAAATGTTCAATATGCTCATGACGCGGTTGTTATACAAACAACGATATTAACACCACTCATGGACAAACTAAGAAGTCTGAAGTATAATGAAACTACTGTATTGCGAAATGAAGATGCGAACACATGTAACCTCATTCAAACCATATACAGTATTCAAAAATTGTCGTATTCTAGCTTCACCGATAAGGTTGTGTCATATAACGTTGGAACCGAGGTTATCTTCAAGAAAAAAACCGCTCTTATCGCAAGCGAATCAGAAGAGGAGCATACTCTGGAAGAAGAACCAAATTTAATTAAAAAACCGTCTAGAAGTGTTACCGCTGAAGACAAATCGGCGTAAACACAAGACTAATAAGGAATTCTAGTCGCGGACTGTCCACGAAACTTAAATTTTGTATCTGAATATATTATAGCATGTTGTTACAATATATTTCCATCCCGGCCTTTATTATTAGTTTTGCCGTTGGTCTTTTTTTTGTGTATATTTTGGGACCCGAAATGAAGACGATTTATATTTATCCTAGCCCGGAAACTGTAGGAAAGGTAATGATTAAGGATAAGGCCGACAATTGTTTCTATTATGAGGAACAACAAGTAGAGTGTCCAACCGACGAATCGCTTATATCCACTATCCCAATACAGGCTCAATAAAATATAACATTCTTAGACATTTGCACACTTGGAAGATTTAGTATAAGTGTATTTTAGTGAATTTATATGTTTTGAAAAAAGAATTTAACACGGTAATATAACAATAGAAATGCATCTAGGTAAATTTGTTCATACCGAAACTGGTAAAGTTATAATGTCTATTCTATTAGGTTTCGGACTAGCCTCTTTATTTAGAACCATTTGTAAGAATAAAGACTGTCTACTTTTTCACGCTCCGCATTTAGAAGAAATTAAGGATAAAATCTATAAAAATGGCGACAAGTGTGTAAAATATTCATATGTAGCAACAAAATGCGACTCATCTTCGAAAATAATCGATTTCGAGTAAGGTTTGCGTAATTATTATAATCAATCATTCTTTATACTAATTATGAGCGATTCGACAAGTATCTTAGACTTACCAACAGATCCAGTGGGAGGGGGGAATGTTAGTAATAATATTTCTATGACTGCGACTGAAAATGTAGTGGTTTCACAAAAACAACCAGCAAATCAGACAATAAATGGCAGCTTGGACGAGGCGACTATTAGCCAAATAGTTAGCGGACTTCAAAATGCCAGCCGTAGTGGTGCGACTCAATTGCCGTCACGAGATATTTCAATGTCCACCATCGGAATCAGTAATGACCCACACGTCCAGCCGAATTATGTTCCACCCCCGCAGGAAAATACGGATTATATTAGAAACTATGAGCAAACATCGGACATGATAAATGACTATAATAAAAACGCGCGTGATAGCAATTCATTAGACGATATGTATAATGAAATACAGGTACCATTATTACTCGCCGTCATGTACTTTTTATTTCAATTGCCGTTTTTTAGAAAAATGTTATTCGGATATTTTCCTGTCTTGTTTTCGACAGACGGTAATATGAACATAAACGGATTTCTTTTCACAAGTGCGCTGTTTGGTCTGTTATATTACTTGCTCAACAAAATCACGAACCGCTTCGCCGTTTTTTAGCAGCAACAAATGTGTAAAAAACTCACTTAAAAATACGTAGACATAATGATATAACATAAACAAATATGAGTTTAATTAATATATTAGCGTCTACATACGAAAACATAAGTAGAATAACTCTCTACAATAGTTTTAAAACGGGCAATCCAACCTATGACGCAGTTATATCAACTATTGTAATTGGTATATATGGTTATATATTAAATTATGTAAGCAGACATGACATTATGGAGTTTTTTTCAAATGTCAGCGTTGAAACATTCAAAAGTTGTCTTTTTCAGAAAAATTGTGTTGTTATCGAAGGGAAAAAATGTTCCACCACGTGCTCATACAATTTGACACCAAATATTTCTGCCATATATAGCACTAGGTTCAAGGCGATTTCCAACCACATTATTTCTAATATTGATAAATTCGCTCCTATTTACCAGATTAAAGAAACATATAGCACCTATCAGACAACGTCTAATGAGGAAGAGAGAAGAAAAACCCACGAGATATTCATGGTTGATCAAAGAAAATCGTTTAAATTAGAGGACAATATTTATGCGCGCGTAGAAACGGAACAAGAAGCATCCGGTGACGAGAGGGACAAATCAAATACAAAAACCGTAAAAATGACATATGAGATATACTCATATGTACATTCGATTAGTTATCTAAAAACATATATTGATAAGATTACTGAAAAATACGTGTCATCTGTTCGAGAAATTCGAAGTAATAAACGGTTTATATACAATTTAGATTGTGTCATACCAAAACCAGATGAAGGGTTGACAAGTTGTTGGCGGGAAGATGTATTTGAAAGTGCGCGGACATTTCAAAATATGTTTTTTGATGGAAAGCAACAACTCGTGGCACATATTGACCATTTTTTAAACAATCGAGAATGGTATTATGAAAAAGGAATACCATACTCATTGGGGATTGGGCTGCACGGCCCACCGGGAACAGGAAAAACCTCCTTTATTAAGGCTCTCGCAAAATATACAAACCGTCACCTTGTCGTCATCCCACTTAAAATTATAAAGACCAAAAAACAACTGGAAGGTTTCTTTTTTGAAAACACGTATTCTAGTTATAATGAAAAGGGTTCCGTGTCATTCAACAAGAAAATTATCGTGTTTGAAGATATTGATTGTATAGGTGATGTTGTATTGGAACGAGGTAGCAAAAAAAAATCGCGTGCAAAAGCGAAGGACACATCAGAAAATATTGTAATAAGCGACATTGCCAATAAGGGACGCGATTCATCTGAAGTAAAAACCGTTCAACTACTCGCTCCAGTTACAGAGCCGCCAATCACGCTCGACGATATTCTTAATTTATGGGATGGAATTAGAGAGACTCCTGGTAGAATATTGATAATTTCCTCCAACCACTATCGTAAGCTCGACGCAGCATTGACTCGTCCTGGAAGAATCGATATAACGCACGAATTAAAAAACGCAAGTCATTCAACAATATCTCAAATGTATCAGAATCTATTCAATAGCCCGATTAATCAGGCTAACCTGAAGAAGATCCGTGAGTATTTATATTCACCTGCTGAAATAATAAATATTTACGTTCAGAATAGAAACGAACATGATTTTATGAAGCGATTGATGCAAAATAAAAAAACCGCATAAAAATTTCATTATGCTACTATCCATTTTACAATAAATTTCGTTTTATTGTAAAATAGTAAATACTGCCATATACTAGTTTGAATGATTCAAGATTTCGTTATAAAATTAATCGATAATTTGCCAGAGGAAATAACAAAAACTAAGGAGCCGATCGTAATAGACCTTATCTTGGATGGCGGCGCATTTAATGGCAGTTATTTAGTTGGCGCACTATACTTTTTAAAGGAAATGGAAAGGCGCAAATATATTAGAATAGACCGAATATCTGGATGCAGTGTCGGCGCAATTGTGGGATTCTTATATTATATTGATGGATTACACCTTATGACTGAATTATATGAAATACTTGCGGCGGACTTTAGAAAATCATACAAGCTACAACTCGTTAAACAGCTTAAGCGGCATTTAGGAAGTAGTATTCCGACTGATATTTGCCAAAAAATAAACGGAAAATTCTTTATTACGTATCATAACATCAAAAAAGGCACAAAGCCGGTAAAGTGTAAATATACAGACATAGATGACATTTTGAATACCATAATAAAGTCATCCTATATTCCATTTTTAATAGACGGTAATGTGTTATACAAAAACAAATATATAGATGGAATGAACCCTTTTATTTTCGCAAATGAGCAAAATAAGAAAATTCTTTACATGGACCTCTTTGGTTATGACAAGATAAGTAATCTTATCAATGTGAAAAACGAGAAATCAAATTATCATCGGGTGCTGTCCGGGTTGTTAGACATTCATTCTTTTTATATAAAACAATCCAATACCCAAATGTGCAGCTATGTTAACGACTGGAACATTTTTAATAGCGGGGGCAATTACATCAAGATTCTAATAGAGAAACTGATACTATATATTGTTTATGCGATAGTTTTGATAAATAAGAAGATACCAACAGAGGTTAAGGACAGTATACTTTACAAGAGTTTAGCAAAAATATTATATGACATTTTTTTAATCGTATTAGAAAATCGGTGTTTATAAGTTAGAATAATTAAGCATTAATATTCTTCTATAAAAATGGACAATATTGATATAACTAGTTCTGAATTCACAATTAACGACATTTCCAACGATATTATCGGTGGAGGTGACGATTTCTCAGTAGAATCGCTATATATTTATATTGGAATTGTGGTTTTCGCTGTATTGGCTATCGTATTCTTATATAAAATGTATAATAGACATCGACGAGTCACATTTCAAGATAAGCTAGATGACTGTTACGGCGATGTTTGCCGCCCATAGTTTACCTTGAGCGTCTTGTTTTGCCGCCATAAATAGCGAGCTTCTTCTTCCTCTTAATTGTTTTGGCCTTTTTGACCTTCTTTTTTGGTGGTTTATTATCATCTGATTTTTTATTTTTAAAATCATCTGGTTTATAGTTTAAAAACCACTCTTCTAACAATACCTTATCGTTTTTCTCTTTTAATTCCTTATATTTTGCTGCCTTGTCGGCGCGCATTTCTTCGACTGATTCTTGGTGTCCATAGCACGTGATACTGAATCTAGTGAGCAGTCCCTTTTGTTCCAATCTATTCTTTTGTTGCACGTCAAAGAGAAAACTCGACATGCATAATATTCTGTCTAGGAAATGGTTATAGTAAGGGCGATCCGCATATAAAAATGCCAAATAGAAACTCAACATAGTGTCGATTGTTGCTATTTTGACCTTTTGTCCAGATATGGTAATAACGTTGTAACTATGGCACGCAATCGGTTTGTAGATCATGGCGACTGTATCCTTTCCAACGCAAATTTCATAATGAACCGGGATTACTTCTCCAACCGGGTCCCGCTTTTTGATTTTAACATTATTGACGCCAATATCCTTTAAACGCTCCTTCACAATTTCGGCAGTTGTTTCGGGGTCATTGGATAAGACATCAAAATCCGCAATCTTTTCCAATTTCTGTTTAACGTTGCCTGGCATGTAACGCGAATAGAGAGACATGGCGTATCCGCCAAAAAACACGACACCTTGATTTATAAATGTGTTTCTGACTGTATCATAAATAAGGTCTTCATCTGTTCTGTCTTCCATTTCTCGTTGAAAATCAACCATGTTACAATTCAAATCTGTAATTGGATAATGTTTATTTAGCAGCGAGAGACGTTTCATAACTTTCTCCCACCTACTCGTATCTCCTGCGGGGCGCGAGAGCTCTAAATACATCGACATTCTTAAATAGTTGGGCGGTGTGTATAAAATTCCCCCCACGCGAATCGCGTCCTTTTTCAACGCATTATAAATGCCCTTGGGTAACATGGTTATATCAGCAACCGGAATATAATTAACGAACACCTTATATGTCCCGTGATGTTGACCTGCCTTTGCCTCCACGTCTGTAAACCCCTGTTTATAATAAACATCCGCCAACTCTTTTGCGTCGGCCAACGCATTTACCGCGAAAAAGTCGTAATCGGGAATTTCCACCTCCTTATTATAGAACTGATCGTCAGCTGGTAATATATTATTAATTGCTGTCCCTCCATAACAAATTAGGGCCTTTCGCTTAATAAAATCTTCGACGATTTTAATAATTCTTTTGATATCGTCTGATTGAACAACACGTCTAGCTATTTTCTCTTCTGCTTTATCAACTGCCATACGAAGAATCGCCAATTCACAATCTTCGAATTTTAATCCTTTACAGGTCTTTTTTGTTGTCATTCCGCGGTCTTATATACTAAATAGATTTAAATCTTCAAGTGGGCAATTTGTAATTAGAAACATGTAATTTGAACTAAATAATTTATAATTTTAAATTTTATTTTAGAAGAGCACTCTTCTTAAGATTTAAAACTATAATAGTCGGTTGAGGTTGTGCGCGTAGCATATGAATACGCAGGATTTTGTGGCGTGGGTGCCGGAATAGTAACTGGTTGGTATCTCAAATCCGCGGGTTTTAAACAAAATGCGTAACCACATCTATCGAAAAACTCGGCATTTTCCATTAAAAAGTTGTCGACCAATTGATAACGCATTGCGACAAAATTACATCCATACGCTCTAGCAAGCATTCCGCTTGGATTTGTAGGATCGATACCTACGTCTGGGAACACAATTGTCATACCCGTCTTGTTATACTCTGTTAATTCCTGAGTGTCGGGGTTATTTACAATATCATAATTTGTATAACTTCTCATAAAGATCGAGTTGCTCGTTATATTTACGTATTCTAGGAACGCTTGATTCTGTAAAAATGAGTTGTTTATTTTATCAACGACTATAATCACCTTGTTCCTAAATGTTATTAAAGGAACGCTTCCTAAATTATGACCACTGTTTTCAAAACTATAATCCATTCCAAGCAAAATATCATCATACGATTTTAAAATAGACGCTAAATTAGAATACATTTCCTGGTTATTGCTCTTAATTCTTAAGTGAACGATGATTGGGTCTGTCGGATTTGGTGCGGTTCCTCCTGAAAATGCGTAGCTACGGATCGTCTCCATTACACTGCTAAAGTCAACTGAATTAAATGTCTCTTTAATGAAATAACTGTCGACTGTGGAAGTAGCGACGACGGGTTGATTTTCAACGGAGTATACTTCAAAATCTAAACACCTTACACCCTGTTTAATTACTGCCTTTAAATTACAAATATTTACGAAATCGTTTTTATAAGAGCCGCCTGAACAAGCATTGTATGCGGTTTTAACATAGTAATCAAAAAGGTTACCGCTACAGTCGGGATCATTCGCAGAAATAGGCCTAATGTTTCCGTTTACGCTGGGATACAAGGAATTCATAAAATCGCATTCTTTTGTTTCTAACTTGCTTAGATAAATCATGTATGCGATAAATATTACAAGGATGATAAATATAATCGCAATAATCATATACGACTGGAAAGCTTCATCGGAATTTGTAATGTTGCTTAAATACTGTTCTGCTATGCTTGGCATTAATCTAATATAATATATTATTTTTAATTTAAATTTGGGTTTTAGAAAGAATATATTAATGACGAAATAAAGAATTAAAAAATTACCTTATTATATACTTAATATGGCAGGCGGATTAATGCAATTGGTCAGCGAAGGGCAACAGAATATAATTTTAAATGGCAATCCAAGCAAAACGTTCTGGAAGGCAGTTTATAAAAAATACACGAACTTTGGTAAGCAAAATTTTAGATTAGATTATGAAGGAACACCAACAATAAATCCTACAACAGAGTCAACATTTGTATACCGCGTCAAACGATATGCTGACCTTCTTATGGACTGCTACATCTCAATCAATCTGCCGACAATTTGGAGTCCGATTATGCCTCCTCAGCCGATTTATAATTCAGCAGGCGCGATAACTGGTTATACTCCCTGGGCGGCATACGATTTTAAATGGATTGAAAACATCGGCGCGCAAATTATTAGTCGCATAACTATTAATTGCGGTAATCAAAAATTACAAGAATATTCGGGACAATATATTTTAGCTTCCGCACAGCGCGATTTTAGTGCCGAGAAGCTTGCGTTATTTAACGAAATGATTGGGCAAACCGCAGAGCTAAATGATCCGGCAAACTATGGTTCGCGAGTAAACACATATCCAAGCGCCTTTTATACTTCGAATCCGGCTGGCGCACAACCATCCATCCCCGGACGCACATTATATATCCCTCTTGGCGCGTGGTTTAATCTTGTTACTACACAGGCCTTTCCATTAGTCGCACTTCAATATAACGAACTTCAAATCAGCGTCACATTGCGACCTTTTAACGAATGGTTTACTATACGCGATGTAATGGATTATGCGAATTCGTTTCCAGTGGTCGCGCCGAATTTTAATCAGTTTTATATGCAGCCATATCGATTCCTTCAAACGCCGCCTGATGAAATACTCGGCCCACTATCTTACGTGGATACCAGAACACAATGGAACTCAGATATTAATTTAAATTGCACTTATTGCTTTTTATCAAACGACGAATCTGAAGTATTTGCTAAGAACGAGCAGAAGTATTTATTTAAGCAGGTCTACGAGAGACCCTATTATAACATAACTGGACAGAATAAGATTGATTTAGATTCATTAGGAATGGTAATTAGTTGGATGTTTTACTTTCAGCGAAGCGACGCAAACTTGCGAAATCAGTGGTCAAATTATACGAACTGGCCTTATAATTATATGCCACAGGACGTGGAACCTGCACCTACTGCGGGTAATTATCCAATTCCACCTAATCCAGCAACAATTGGTCCGGGTGTAAATGCCGATGGCTCCCCCACACATCTCACTATAACCGGACAATACAATCCGCAGAATATTCAGTACATTTTAATAGCATTGGGAATCCTCTTGGATGGGCAATATAGAGAGAATATGTTGCCTTCGGGTGTATATAATTTTGTTGAAAAATATGTGAGAACTGCAGGAAATGCACCCCAGGGCTTGTATTGTTACAATTTTTGCCTAGACACGAATCCGCGAGTAATACAACCATCCGGCGCGATGAATATGAGCAGATTTACAAATGTTCAGTTCGAATTTACAACCATATCGCCTCCAGTGGATCCATACGCGCAGGTGTTAACCATTTGCGACCCTAATACAGGAGATATTGTGGGTATCAATAAACCAACATGGCGTATTTATGATTACAATTTCAACATGTATTTAATGGAGGAACGTGTAAACATGGTAATATTTGTTGGTGGCAATGCTGGTCTATTGTATGCTACATAAATATTGTGGGGCCACAAAGTGGGATATTTTCCTACATAATGTAAGAGATTCTTGGAAATTTGAGTGAAAAACTTCCCTACAGCTGTAGATAAAAACATGTTTTTTCCCTGGGAAAGTTTTTTCAGAAATTTAAAATGGACAAAATAAATGTCCAAAAATCGAAAAAGCCAAAACAGTGTTGCGAAATAACATGTTTTTACTGCATAATTGAAAATTATGGTCTGGTCACCAAAAAAATAATTTTCAATTTGTTACGATAAAATTTTTATATTTTTTGGGGAAAAGAAGTTAAACTTAAAATATACTGTCAATGTATAGCAATGTTTAGCAATGATTTTAAGCCGAAAATAAGCCCTGAATATTTTTGTGAAAAATGTGACTATAAGACGTCTAAGAAGAGTAATATGGACAACCACTATCAGAGTGCTAAACATATGAAATCAATGATTATCAATGATTTTAAGCCGGGCTTAAGCTCCAAATATATATGTCAAAATTGTCATAAAGAATATAAGGAAAATTCTGGATTATGGAGACATAAAAAAAAATGTAAACCCGAAGACTGTTCTAATTCAGACGAAAAGAATGATCAAATAATGAACGAACATTCTGATAAGGATCAACTAATACTTATGCTTATAAAACAAAATTCAGAGCTGATAAAGGAAACATCCGATTTTAAAAATATGATGATGAAAGTGTTGGAAAATGGCACTCACAATACTACAACTACTACAACAAACTCACATAACAAGGCATTCAATCTAAATTTTTTCTTGAATGAAACCTGTAAGGATGCCATGAATATTACGGATTTTGTTGAG